TCAATGAATATAGAAAAGGCGAAAATCCTTTTGGTAAAGATAATGCAGTTTATGACGAAAAAACCGGCACATATAAAAGAGGTAATATAACAGTTAGTAAGACGACTAGCGAAGCGAAATTTGCTCAAGGAACAGATATTCCTAATATAATTAATCAAATTATTTTAGCTAGTGATTATGGCAGACAGGCATTAGATCCTGATAAAGTTAGTGATGATGGTTTCATAAGTTGGTGGAAAATTGAAACACAACTTTATATTTTAGATTCAAATTCTAATATTGAGAAGACCGGTCGAAAACCAAATTTAGTTGTCTACAGAGTAATACCACACAGGGTACATCACAGTAGATTTATGGCGCCAAATCAAGCTGCAAAGGGCACTGAAAAAATCAAATTAGAAGCTATTAAAGAATATAACTATCTTTATACAGCTAAAAATGTTGATATTTTAGATTTTTCTATAGAATTTAATGCAGCTTTTTATACGGCCACAACTGCTGACAGTGGAAAAAATAACACTGATGTTCAACAAACTGCAAGAACTGGCGGGTTAGCAGCGACTAACGAACAGACCAATCAAAATAAATCTACTGAAACTTTTCAAAGAGATCCGATTACTGGTATCGTAACAGACACAACAGGATTGTCTGGAGGTCCGTCGGCACCTAAGATCGGTTTAGGAACAGTTCCAACAACGTCATTTCAAGATAGAGTTAGAACAGATTCTGGCAATAAAGGCGGCCCAAAATCTGATGATCCGGCCACTCTTGTTGCTAGACAATTTCATGATGCAATAACTAATGGCGCCGATATGGTTGAATTACAAATGAAAATCCTTGGGGATCCTTTTTATTTAGGAGATAGCGGTATGGGCAATTATAGTGCCCAAGCAACTAATTTAAAGGGATTAACTGGTGACGGGTCAATCAATCATCAAGACGGTGAAGTTTATATCAAAGTAAATTTTAGAAACCCCGTTGATCTTAATAATTTTACAGGAAGATTTGATTTTCCTGGAGGTAATCTAGTCCCCCAGTTTAGTGGTCTGTATCGTGTGAGTATCGTAGAAAATTCTTTTTCTAGAGGTCAATTTACGCAGTCTTTAACACTAACAAGAATGGTAGGTCAAGATGTTGTAGATGACGGATCATCAGGTAAAACGTTAGCATCGAAAGTTGCTGATTCATTTAATCCTAATGACCCACGCACTTACGGAAATTCTGGAATTTAAGGTAAAATATGGCTGAAGAAACAAGAGTCGCCACAGGCAGTGAAGGTAATAATCCCGGTCCTTTTTTAGCAAAGGTGATTAGTCATCTTGATCCAAATTACAATGGTGCATTAGAAGTGCAGCTTTTTCATGAAGTAGGTAATGACCCTGCAAAAGAAGGACAATTACATATTGTAAAATATATGAGTCCTTTTGCAGGATCTACTAGTATCGACTTTGTCGGTGAAGATCAAAATTATAATAATACTCAAAAAAGTTACGGGTGGTGGGCTATTCCGCCCGATGTAGGGTCAACAGTCATAGTATTTTTTATTGAAGGCGATCCAAGAAAAGGTTACTGGATCGGGTGTGTTCAAGATGAGAACATGAATTTTATGGTTCCAGGAATAGCAGCCACTAGTTATCATGTGGATGGTATTGAAGAAAGAGTGCCTGTAGCCGAATATAATAAAAAGGCGATAGATGTCGGCAACAACGACAGTACAAAGAATAAAAAGGCTCAACACCCGTTTACAGATGTATTGCAGTCTCAGGGACTATTAAAAGATGATGTCAGAGGAATAACAACAAGTAGCGCCAGAAGAGAAACGCCTAGTTCGGTTTTTGGTATTTCAACCCCAGGTCCTATAGACAAGCGTTCTGGAGCAACAAAGGGAAAAGTTGGTAAGGCAGAACATTTAATATCGGGAGCGTTTGTAAGCAGACTGGGCGGAACAACACTGGTTTTAGATGACGGAGATGATAAATTTACCCGCAAAAAGCCAGCAAGTGAAGGGCCTCCTGAATATGCAAGCGTTGAACAAGATGAAACAGACGGCGACGTTACGATACCTCACAATGAACTAGTAAGAATTAGAACAAGGACTGGTCATCAAATTCTATTGCATAATTCCGAAGATCTTATCTATATAGGTAATGCTAAAGGCACAACTTGGATCGAACTTTCAAGTAACGGAAAGATAGACATTTTTGCAGAAGATAGTGTCAGCATACACACAAAAAATGATCTTAATATTTTAGCAGACAGAGATATAAATTTAGAAGCAGGCAGAAATATCAATATAAAAGCAAAAGAAGAAATACAAGTTGAGTCAGGAAAAGATTATAATTTGTTAATAGGTGGTAACGGAAAAATATTAGTTGGACAGAGTGGCGCTGAACCTGGATCTGGAAATTTAGAGATCAATGCTAAAGGTTATATTTACGAAACATCGGGCGGTGCTAATCATACAAAAGCTGGCGGAAATATTTTAGAAACTGCCCCAGCAATTCACATGAATGGTCCTTCAGCAACAGAAGCAGCAAAACCCAAAGTGCTTAAAACCCATAGTGTTCCAGATCAAGAGGGAGCTGAATTAGTACAAACAATTATGCGACGTGTGCCTATTAAGGAACCTTGGCCGCATCACGAAAATTTAGATCCAGAAAAATTTATTCCTAAACAAACAGATAGAGATATTGATGGAAGAAACGAGGAAAATTCTGAATCTATTTTAATAACACCGGATTTTTTCAATACATATACCACTATCACAGACACCTTTGCAAAAGTTAAAGGTTCTGAAGGTTAAATAATTTTATGTCAAATCAAAAACTATACGAACGAGTTGTTGTAAAAGGAAAAACCCCTTCACAAACACCGCCTTTACCTAGAACATATCGAGGATTCAGCACAATAAGTGCTGATAGCGAGAGTTATACTCTATACGATTTGGCACTTATAAAACAAGATATTATCAACCATTTTCATATTAGGCAGGGTGAACGTTTAAATAATCCAGAATTTGGGACCATTATATGGGACATGATATTTGAACCCCTCACTGAAGATATTAAAGATCTAATTCTTAAAAACGTTGAAGATATTATTAACTATGATCCCAGAGTCAGGGCAGATTTAATTACAGTAACATCTTATGAATCTGGAATTCAAATCGATTGTACATTAACCTATATGCCCTACAATATCAGCGAAAGTTTGCGTTTTAGATTCGATCAAGAAAACGGATTGCTTAATTAAATGCGCATATAATAATTTCCGCTAAATATTGATATAATAGGAAGCGGATATGTCATCAACTGATAGACAAAATAGATTACTAGTGGCTGAAGACTGGAAACGTATATACCAGAGCTTCAGAAATGCCGATTTTCAAAGTTACGACTTTGAAAACCTGCGTAGAGTAATGATAAATTACCTACGCGAAAATTACCCAGAAGACTTTAACGACTATATTGAATCGAGTGAATATCTCGCTTTGATAGATATGATAGCCTTTTTAGGTCAAAGTATTGCTTTTAGAGTAGACTTAAATGCGAGAGAAAACTTTTTAGAACTTGCTGAAAGAAGGGAAAGTGTACTTCGTCTAGCAAGAATGCTCAGTTACAACGCCAAAAGAAATAAAGCCGCAAATGGCCTGTTGAAGTTTCAAAGCGTCAGTACAACACAAACAGTCTTGGACAGTAACGGAAGAAATTTATCAGGGCAAGTCATTATATGGAATGATCCTGCTAACCCAAACTGGAACGAACAATTTATAAAAGTCATAAATGTTGCCATACCAGCATCTAGACAGTTTGGAACGCCTGACAATAAAGCCACAGTCTACGGTATTTCTACAGAACAATATAGGTTTCAAACGTACAGTACAGGTGTGCCGGTTTTCGGGTTTACAAAAACTGTTGACGGAAGAAATATGAATTTTGAGGTTGTCAGCACAGTAATAGACAACGAGACCGATATTGTTGAAGACCCACCACAGGCGGGAAAAAGCCTTTCTTTTCTTTATAGAGATGATGGTCGTGGTGCTGCATCACCGACATCCGGGTTTTTCCTTCATTTTAGACAAGGTAATTTAAACACAGGTACTTTTACGATTGATCAACCAAGTACTAACGAAACAGTTGATATTGATGCAAATAATATTAATGATTCTGATGTGTGGTTGTACAAACTAAATGCATCCGGTAGTGAAAGCGAGCTTTGGGCCAAAGTACCGAGTTTTGAAAGTAACAATATCATTTATAATAGTTTAAAGAAAAATATTAGAAACATATATGGTGTAGTAACACGTACTAGCGACAGAATAAGTTTGGCATTTAGTGATGGAACATTTGGTACACTACCTTTGGGAACTTTTAGAACCTACTATAGAGTTAGCAATGGTTTATCTTATACCATCAATCCTAAAGATATTAGAAACGTCAGCATTGATATCCCATACATCTCTAATCTAGGTCAGGCCGAAATACTAACTATCACGATGTCGTTACAAACGTCAGTGACAAACAGTAGCGCAACTGAGTCAAATGTAGATATAAAATTAAAAGCACCTTCAACGTACTACACTCAAAATAGAATGATTACTGGTGAGGATTATAATATTAGTCCGCTATCAGTAAGTCAAGATGTTATTAAAATAAAAGCAATTAATAGAACTAGTAGCGGGATCAGCAGATATTTTGATTTAGTTGACCCAACAGGAAAATATTCTAGTACTAACTTGTTTGGTGATGACGGGGTAATCTATAAAGAAGAATTTCAAGAAAGTTTCAGGTTTAGTTATCTTACTAGAACAGATATAGAGGGCGTTTTATATAATCAAGTTTTAGATGCAATCAAAGATGTAAATTTAAGGAATTTCTACTATAATAAATTTACTAAAATTGCTACCGAGAGCCTAAACATTGCTTGGTTTAACGTAACATCTGATACTAATCAATCAACGGGGTATGTTGGGGACGGTGTGGATTTTACACCTTATAGAACAGGTGAGTTTGCAGCCACCGATTTAAAATATTTTGAATCTG